CAGAATTACCCTACTTCTGTCTGTCTGTCTGTCTGTCTGTCTGTCTGTCTGTCTGTCTGTCTGTCTGTCTCATTGTTGCATAAATCATCTGATTTGTCAACCCCTCACCATGTGTTTCTTTATAAAATTATAGCACAATTTTTAGAAAAAATCAAGTCCTTTTTGTGCATAATGTGTATCACAACAGATGCAGATTCGTAAAATAGTCAGGAAAACCTGCTATAGTATTGCATGAGCTTTTCGTTGCAGATCGTTATGATCTCATCTTTTTCTTCTTGGGTAAGCGTTTTCCAAACTGTTGGTTCAACTTCAATTATTCCAAGAGTTTTTGTGTGTCGCATCATCTGCATATCCTCAAAACGCTTGAATGGATTCGCGAGAATATTTCGCTGGGCTTCCTTATCGGTGTAACCGCCCTTGGTAAAAATACTGTTCGGCTTTTCAACGACAAGTCCCGCTGAACGGCGCTGCTCATAGAAATCCCTGAAATATGCTGAAATATCATCAAGTCTGACTTTGCCCCTGCTATCGGCCTTTGCAAGGACAGCTTTAAGAAGCACCGGCTTGTATGAGTAGCTCATATCCATCTGCCTTACCATGTCCATGAACAGCAGCTTTCGGTTCTCATCATTTATGAGCCGCCAGCCGTATTGTCTGGCGGTGGCTTCAAGTGTTTCCTCCTTGAAGTACCTGAATACACGATGCTCGCTCATTGGAACGATGAGATCAGGAATGATCATGCCCTCGCGAATGTATCGCTCGACTGTTTCCGACTGAACATCTACACGGCGGATAAATTCCATCTGGGATATCATTCCGGCGGCTTCCTCCTGCCAGTTGAAAATATCGACCGCTTCGTAGTCAGTGGCACTGACAGGGTAATCAACTATTGCTTCCGGCTTTTCACCTTTGGAGTATAATTCAGAGTCAGCGGCTTTTTGCTGCCTGGTTCCAAGAACCATTTTACCGGGTTGATAGTCTTTAAGCCTGAATAATCGGTGCAGTGAATACGGCATATTATACTGACTTGCATTATCCACAAAATCAAACACCATAAGGCACTCCTTACCGTCTGCAAGGCGCATTCCGCGGCCGAGCTGCTGTGTATAAAGAACCTTTGACATAGTAGGACGCGCCATGAAAAGCACCTCGGTTTCCGGGCAGTCCCAGCCTTCATTTAATAGGTCGCAAGCGCACAGAGCCTTTATTTCACCTTTTGAGAATCTGGCGAGGATCTCTTTTCGGTCAGCAGGCTTCATGCTGCCTGATACTGCATATGCAATGCCTCCGCGTTCTCTTATCATAGCGGCAATCTGTTCAGCGTGTCTGACGCTGGCGCAGAAGATAACTGTGCGTTTTTTGCTGACATATTCCATATAAGTATCCACTATCAGCGTGTTGCGTTCAGGAACGTATATTTTGCTTTCAAGGTCGCGGATATTGTATTGCACACTGTTGAAACGTACCTTAGTGAGGTCGATGTTGGTATGTATTCTTATACATCGCACGGGGACAAGTTCTCCGATTTCAACAGCGGTCTGGATATCCAGCTTGTGGGCAGTATTGCGAAAAATCTCAAGTATGTCCTTATCGTCTGCACGTTCCGGTGTTGCGGTAAGTCCGAGGGTAAATTCCGGCTTGAAATATGAGAGGACCTTTTGATATGTTTCTGCAGAAGCATGGTGTGCTTCGTCAATAATGATATAACCGAAGTCGGTATCCCGGAATTGTTCAAGATTAAGCGCAATGCTCTGTATGCTTCCGCAGACAACGAATGAATCTGGCTGTTTGATATTCTCATAATATCGCCCGATGTCAGCTTCGTTCCATAATTCTTTGAAAGTGTGGTATGCCTGCTCAACAAGTTCGTGGGTATGCGCAATGAAAAGAGTACGCTTTCCGAAGCGCTTCGCGTCTGAGACTGCGGTAACTGTCTTGCCTGTGCCAGTTGCATGGAATAAAAGCGCGATGGACTGCTTTTCATCACGCATTTTCTGAAGTGCGTCGAGCGCCTGCTTCTGATGGGCTTTAAGTTCAAGCTTTCCGTCGCAGTCTATTGCTTTTCCACGCTGGGCGGGAAGATAGTCGGCAACCTCCCGAAAAGAAGGATTAGTTCCGAGGAATACTCGCAGTTCATCGCGGACATTGTCAGGTTGATTCTGAAGCTGCCTGACCGCCCAGCGGTATACGTCCCAGCCAAGGTATATCATGCTGTTTTGCTTCAAAAGATCGTCACAGAATTTGTTTTCAGCTATTATATTTTTATTGTGTGACGCTTCATCGTCAACTTCAATAGCGATTTTATGCAATCCGTTCTCAATAAAAAAATCAGCAAAGCGATCGTTATTGTATATATCATAAAAATGGTACTGCGTGCATAGCATTCCGGCTTTTTCTGCACCGAAAGTATCAGCAAATATATCGATAAAAAGATTCTCAGCAGCGCTTCCGGAAGCCGCATGGTAATTGTGGTCAGCCATTTTTATCCTCCACATTTTCAAGGTATATCCTGTTTGCGAAAGAACCCCGTTTTTCAGCCTTTGCTTTTCTGCAGGATTCAAGTTCTGAGGTAGAATAACCTCTTGCGTCACATATTGCGTATATGACTTCAAGAATATCTGCAAGTTCTTCAAGTGATTTATCTGCCAGATACTCTGCACATTCTTCGCTTAATTTACGGTCAAGTTCGGTGAGGTACTCGTTTTCAGATAATGTATGGAAAGCCGGCGTTTTTCCGGATTTTTGAATAATATCAGGAATATTATCACGAACTAATTTGTTATAAAGAATCATATGGAACCTCCATTTATTGTATTATATCATATCTCTTATCAAAATTCAATATCTATTTATTGACATATTGTGGGTTTTGCGATAATTAAGATATCAAAAAAGGGTCATTTGAATGACTGAACTGGATAAACTAAAAAGAGCGGAACAATACATCTGCAAAATGGCGGAAGAGATCAATTCTGTAACCAGCGAAACAGCAGCAGAGAATATGTTCAGCAACGAGAATAACTAGGTTCTTTTACTTTGTGATTATAGGTATTTGCCTTCTATACAATGGGTTATAATTGATAATCTTGATGCTATTATAAACTTTGCCAATAGTGGTGAGTACAAGATACAACGATTGAGAAATGCTGAATGAGAAGAGTAAAAGGAGATATTCTTTGATGTTATAATATTGGCATATTTTACAGAACAGATTGTAAAAAGCCAACAATTGAATGACATATTATCTTCATGTAGCTGCGTAAGCTATCCGAATAATTTTCGGCACACAGAAATTTCCCCGAAGCGTAAATGCTTCGGGGATTTTTTGTGTCCGGGAAAGGAGAAAAGTATGTTCAACAACCAGCGTTATGTCACAAAGGGCATAACAAGCACCGTGCCGCTCGTGACGCAGATAATTCTCTGGGACTGTATCGACAGCATGAAAATCGAGCGCAAAGACTATCTGCAAGTTTTCAAACTCGTTGCAAACGGCAGCAATCAGCAGGTAACTCACACCCAGGAAGAACCGCCCTACGAGCGCATTTTCACATTTCCAAGCGATTACCCCATCACAGCAAAAATCTTCGTCATAGACGACGAAACCCACACCACTATGCTTTTGGCAGAAGAATATTAAGGAGAAACCACCATGACACCTAACGAAACCACACGCCCCGTTTGCAGCTGCTGCGGAGCAATAATCGAAACCGATGACTACTACGAATTTGACGGCAGCATACTCTGCGATGACTGCTACCACACCGAAACCGTCGAGTGCTCTCACTGCGGCGACAGAATCTGGACGGACGACAACGCAGGCTCGGACAGCACGCCGCTCTGCAACACCTGCTACGACGATTACTACACGACCTGCGAATGCTGCGGCAGAATCATTCATCGGGACTACGCCAACTACGATGATGAGGACGATTACGCCTATTGCGATAGGTGCTATGAGGAACGCCAGAACAGTTCTATTCATGAGTACAATTACAAGCCCGACCCGATATTTTACGGTGACTCAAAGCGTTATTTCGGCGTGGAACTTGAAATCGATGAGGGCGGAAAGAACAGCGACAACGCTGATACGATTTTGGGTATCGGCAACCGGGTTGCGGAGCACATCTACATTAAATCTGATGGCAGTCTTTCAGACGGTATGGAAATTGTAACACATCCGATGTCCCTGAAATACCACAAGGACAAAATGCCCTGGGCAGAGATAATGAAATCCGCTATCCACATGGATTACCGCAGCCATAAGACCAGCACTTGTGGACTCCACGTCCACGTTAATAGAACAGCATTTGGAGCAACCCGGGAAACGCAGGATGAGTGCATTTCCCGGGTTCTTTATTTCGTGGAACACCATTGGCTGGAGCTGCTGAAATTCAGTCGCAGAACCGAGTATCAGATGAACCGCTGGGCAGCAAGATACGGCTACAAGAACAGCCCCAAAGAAATTTTAGAGGACGCGAAGAAAGGCTGTAACGGCAGGTACGCCTGCGTAAACATCACGAACTATCACACGATAGAATTCCGTATGTTCCGTGGCACGCTGAAATACAATACGCTGATTGCAACGCTGGAACTTGTGGACAAGATATGCGAACTAGCAACAAATCTGACCGACACAGAACTGAAATCCGTAAGCTGGTCGGACTTCGTAGGCTCGCTTGATGACAGTACCGAGCCCGAACTTATTACATACCTGAAAGAGCGCCAGCTCTATATAAACACGCCAATCACAAGTGAGGAGGACGAATAATTATGTGCGCAATTTTCGGTTTGATAGACTATAATCATACTTTAAATGCGAAGCAGCGTGAGAAGCTGCTCCGTGTTCTTTCCGAGGAATGCGAGGAGCGAGGAACTGACGCAACTGGCTATGCCTTTAACCACAATGGCAAGCTGACGATATTCAAGCGTCCGTTCGCCGCTCACAAAGTGCACCTGCACCTGCATGATGACAGCAATGTTATCATGGGACATACCCGAATGGCTACCCAGGGCAATAAGCTTGACAACCGTAATAATCACCCGTTTCCCGGAACAGTGAACGGAACTCATTTCGCCCTTGCTCACAACGGTGTACTTCACAATGATGTGAAACTTCGAAAACAGATGTCACTACCGGGTACGCCCGTAAAGACGGATAGCTACATAGCAGTACAGCTTCTGGAACAGCAGAAAACCCTCGACATGAAATCAGTCGTTGAAATGGCTGAACTTGTAGAGGGTTCTTTTGTGTTTACGGTTCTGGACGAGCATAATAACGTGTATTTCGTAAAGGGCGACAATCCGCTTGCGCTGTATCATTACGAAACCTGCGGTTTGTATATTTACGCAAGTACCGAAGCGATTCTCGACCGTGCGCTGACCCGGCTCGGAATAATCAGCATTGAACATCAGCAAATCGACACGACCTGCGGCGATATTCTGAAAATCGACAGCACCGGAGCAATGGAGCGTGGAATGTTCGACACCACAAATATGATGATGTACGATTACCGCTATTTCCGCCGTGACTGGTGGAACGTTCCCGAAACCTGCACGTCAGAACCTCAGGACGTGAAGCAGCTAAAAGACTTCGCAAGTTCCATTGGTGTAGCTCGTGATGATATAGACCTGCTCCTGAGTTACGGATATTTCGTGGAGGAAATCGAAGAAATGCTGTACCAGCCGGGTGCAATCGAGGAGGCTCTCTGCGAAATTCTGAATGAGTGCGCATACGATTACTGTGGTGAATTCTGATGAAGAATTTTGTATTTGGATACGCCCGAGTTTCAACGGAACAGCAGAACCTCGACCGCCAAATTGATATGCTCCAGAAATACGGCGTGGATTTCATCTATAATGAGAAGATGACCGGAACCAAACGCAACCGACCCGAGCTTGAAAAACTCCTCGAACGCCTGACAGAGGGTGACACAGTAGTCGTGGAATCCCTCTCCAGGCTCGGCAGAAGTACCAAAGACCTCATCTGGCTCATGGAGACTTTTAACGCAAAAAGTGTGAACCTTGTATCGCTGAAAGAATCTATCGACACCACGACTAGCACAGGAAAGCTACTGTTCACACTGATGTCAGCACTGGCTCAGTTTGAGCGTGATGTCCTGGCTGACAGAACAAAAGAGGGACTAGCCGCCGCTCGTGCCAGAGGGCGAAAAGGCGGCAGACCTCCAGTCAGCAGGGAAGCCATCAAAAAGGCAATAAAGCTGTATAACACCGGGCAGTACACGGTCAGAGAAATCACGGACCTTACCGGAGTAAAACCCTCGACGTTGTATAAAGCCCTGCGCTCTCTATAAAACGTACCTTTTCCGCACATAGATTTTCGCAGAAGTTTTCGCACAGTATAAGCCCCGAATCGTGCAAAGATCCGGGGCTTTATTTTTTGTGCGAAAAACGAACGTTTTTTGAACACTTTAACAATATAGTAAAACATCAATGGAGGTTTTACTATGGAAAATGAAAACTATCAGGAACTTGCGAATGCAATTATTATTCGTGCTGCGAAGGATTACCGCATTCTGCTTAGATATCGTCAGAAACACCCCGGTAATGCTGAAATCGAACGCAGGATAAATAAGCTGGAAAGAGAGATACATATTACGTTTTTTCAGAGCTAGACCAAGCTTAATGTTGATGAAATATTTTCAGCAATTAAATCTGAATATGAGCAGTGATAAATTAACCCCTGTCGTTATTGACAGGGGTTAATTACTGCCAAATAAATACACTTTACTCTTGATTTATCTGAGTCAATATAGCTGATCAGGATTGAGGTTTCATCTGGCGCAGGAAAGCCTTATTATCTCAAATCCAGAGGAATCAGACCGGACGGTGTGTATGTGCGTCAGGGTTCATCAAGCGTGCCTGCTTCTGTTGATCCCACCCAACGGAACATCTCATAGTAACAAAAAATTAATCCAGTCTGCCGACGAATTTATAGTAAACATCGAGCTTCTGAATAAGCTCACCGTCCACATCTTCCGGTTCATGAACCTCGATCCTGTCAATCAAGGTATTCAGCAGAGCCTGCGACAGCTCGTCGATATCGGTGTACTGTTTTATTAAATCAACGAAATTGACGGCGTTCTCATCATTCTCACGTTCCGTCTTTATTGCCGCATTCAGTTCGCTGATTCTGCATTCAAGCTCGGTCTGCTCATTTTCGTAGGAAGCGGACAGGCTGTTGTAGTTGCGCTCGTTGACCTTGCCGTTGACGTGTTCCTCATAGAGTTTCGCAAACAGCCTGTCGAGTTCCGAAAGCCGCTTGTTCGCGCGTTTCAGCTCACGCTCAGCTTGCCGCACATTTTCTTTTTCAGATTTGCCGAGCCGCGCGGCTATCGCTGAAATCATCTGCTTATCATCTCCGAGAGCTTCGCACGCAAGCCGCTTGATGTCAGCCAAAACCGCATTGTAAAGGTTCAGAGCAGTAATTCTGTGATGTGTGCAGACTGATTTTCCCTCCATACGGTAGTTGTTGCACTGATAATCGTAATTCGCATAGATGTTTTCGCTGTTCCAGTTCCGGTGCGCTTTCGTGAACGTCATAGCAAAGCCGCAGTCAGCGCATTTCACCAAGCCCGAAAAGATATTGTCGTACTTTTTCTCAACCTTGCGTGTCTTTTTTCTGCTGGTTATCAAGCGCTGTACAAGCTCCCATTCCTCGGGGTCAATGATAGGCTCGTGCATTCCCTCTACAACGAATGTTCCCGCCGACTGCACTGGCTTTCTTTTTTCGCTTTTCAGCGAGATTTTCGGGCGTTTCTGACCACGGACCGCGCCTTTGTAAACTGGATTTCGGAGTATCTCACGCACCGAACCCATCGACCATTTGTATATGCTTTCCTCAGTCGTGAGATACCTGTCGTAACACTCCAGTTCTTCAGCAGCCGCCGCAACAGGACGAGGAATTTTTTCGCTTCTCAGCTGCCTTGCGATTTGGGTTATCCCGATACCGTCCTTTGCCATCTTGAAAATGTACCGAACGGTAGGCGCAAAGCGTTCGTCGATAAGCAGGTGATTTTTGTCCGCGGGGTCTTTAACATAGCCGTATGGAGCTTTTGTGCCAATGAATTTACCCTGCTTCTGCCTTGTAATCAGCGAGGACTTGATTTTCTTTGAAATGTCCTGCGCATACATATCGTTGAGCAGATTTTTGAACGGCGTAATGTCCATTGTAGAGCCTTTGGCGGTGTCCACGCCGTCCGTTACGGCTATGTACCGCACGTTGTGTTCGGGGAAATAAATCTCCGTAAAACTGCCCGTTTCAAGATAATTTCTGCCAAGCCGGGAAAGGTCTTTTGTGATAACGCAGTTGATTTTTCCGTCCTCAATATCCGACAGCATACGCTGAAAGCTCGGTCGGTTGGTGTTCGTTCCGATCCAGCCGTCGTCAATGTAGATCTGGCTGATCGCAAAGCCGTTTTCACGGCAGTAGCGTGTGAGCATTTCCTTTTGCGTCTGTATGCTCGAACTCTCGCTCATAGTGCCGTCGTCCTTTGATAAACGAAGATATAATGCTGTATTGTACTTGGGTTGTCCTGCCATTATAAACCTCCTTCAAACACGGACAACCGATTATTCGACATCTTTATTATACATCAGCTGCCCGCGCTTTGCAAGTCTTTTTAAGGTACAATATTCTCGCTTTCTGCACTTTTCTGCATGGATATTTTTTTGCAAGGCAATACCGCATAATTATTGTCGTGCGATTGCGCAGTCAGTTTTGCCAATATTGCGCTTCGCTTATTGGCAAAACTCGATTTTTCGTCAGATTGTAAAATGAGGACGACGCAAGGCTGTCGCCTTGCTATGACGAATTGTGCAATATGGCGGAAAAGATGCAAGCAAGCGTGCGGCAAAGGCGTTAGCCGTTAATTGTGCGGTTTTGCCTTATTTCTTGAAACAGCTTTTATTTTTTGCTTTTTCGGATATGCTCATAGTAGTCTGGGATTTGTCGGTCGGGGCGATTTTGCCTTGCGTTATACTCGACAAGAGCCTCGTCAAAAAGTTCATGGTACAGTTCACGCAGGTCGCGTTTAACATAGGTTATGTTGTTCGGCGTTCGGGATTTATCCACGTTATCCGTGAAGAAATCCCGGTTGTTATGCTCAATGCAGCCGTCGTCTGAACGAAAAGAAATCGACAGCGCTTTTGTTTCATTGCTCATTTTTCACTCCTTTTCAAGCAGCCGCAAATGCGGTTGTAGTCGCGATTTCGGCTATATTTTTTTGTCGTTCTGGACACGTTTGAAATCTTCCGCAGAATAGGTATAACGCATTACCTATTTTGTCAGCAAAATAGCCTGCGTTAGGGGGGATATTCCCCCTAAGACCCTCTAAAAAACCGATATATTAGGCAGAACGCCTGTTATGATTTTAAAAGAAAATCTGCGTTATGGTCGGCGAGTGGAACACACGCAAATTCCGGCAGAATCGCCATGTAGTCGAGCTTTCAACCAGAGCGCAAATCGCTCGATTTAGCCTTTTCGACATACATAATAACATCATCGACCGGGCATTTCAGAATTTCGCAGAGCTTGTCTATTGTCGCTGTGCTGACCGTCTGATTATGCCGCAGCCGGTTTATCGTACTGCTGCTGACGTGATGTTTGGTAATCAGCGTGTAGGTCGATATTTCGTGCCAGTCGAGGTAATCCCAAAACGGTTCGTATGTTATCATTGCAGAACCTCCTTTCGCAAAACTGAAAGAAAAAAACCTTCAGGTTTGAAATTTCCGCTTGACATATAATCGCTATTGTGGTATCATAGCTGTAAAGATGACTATTGTGAGCGGTAATGCGATTATATCATTTCACAGTAGGTCTGTCAAGATGTTTGTGGATATTCGTCTGTAATTCCACAAATATAGTCTTTTTGATAACATTACGAGGAGGAACACTATGGTAACGGAAACAAAAAACACCTGCGAACAGGTGTTTGGAAAAAGATTAAAAGAGCTTCGTAAGGAGCATGGCTGCACCATCGAGCAGTTCGCAGATATGGTGGGTATATCCAAAAGCACGCTGGGCTACTATGAGAATGACAAGCGAATGCCCGACATTGAAATTTTGCGAGGATCGCGAATGTGCTGAACGTAAGCGCCGACTACCTTATCGGCAGAACGAACACGACAGCGCAGAAAGGAAAGATGAAAACCGTGTGCGAGTTTACGGGGTTGTCCGACAGCGCCGCAGAGTTTTTGGCGCAGCTTGTCAAGGATAAGGACTACGAAAAACTGTCCGTAATCAACCACTTGTTTCAAGAACTTTGCGAGGATTACGAATTTTACAGCGGAGAAGATGAAGCTTCCAGTGTGCTAGGGGCACTGTTTCGCTGTTTTGAGAAGTTCACCGGTTCGGAAAATGAGTGGGAGAATTATGTTGACCTCGGCGATGAAAAACGCAAAGAGATGCTTGCTGCGGCTTATAGGCAGTTTATGCTTAATCAGGTTACGGAAGCGGTGAAATCCAGCTTGGAGGGGTATAAACAGGATAATCTGCCGTGGAGAGAATGAAGTAGAATATACCCCATAATGACACATCTTGTACTTTTGTTATAAATGTGATATACTGTAATTATTAATAAATTATCGAGGTAATATTATGATTAATACTGCTTTAGCCATTCTTCAAACTGATGAGCAACGGAATACACTTTCTGATTTCTACCAAACGTACAAGAACCGTTTTTATGCTATTGCCTATTCAAAATTACATGATAGAAATCTTGCTGAAGATGCTGTTCAGGAAGCATTTTCCCGAATTGCATCTAAACCAGAAACATTTTTTTCTCTCAGCCATAACAAAATGATTGCATATACAGATGTTATAATCAGAAATGTTTCAGTAGATATGTTCAGAAACTGTGTAATGAATGCTCCAGAAGAGCTTCCAGAATATGACGAGAATATTCCGCTGCTTGAGGATATAATTGTAGGTTCTCTGCAAAAACAACGATTGATGGATTTTATTGTTGGTCTTCCGCAGCTTCAGCGTGACATTATGGAACTCCGTATTTCATTCGGAATGTCAAATTCTGAAATAGCCAATCAACTTAAAATAAGTGAAAATGTTGTTAGGCAAAGATTATATCAGTCTAGGAAAGCAATTACCGAATTTCTGAAAAAGGAGAATAGAAATGAATCAATTTGACCTTGGTAGTATATTAGATGAACTCCATGAAAAAGAATTCTCAGAATTTTGCAATGTTCCTATGCATCATTTTTCTATAAGGCATCGCAAGGCAATGAAGAAATTATTCAATTCTGGATGTAGCTTGAAGTACAAACCTGTGCGCCTTACAAGACGAACCGCGCTAGTTATTGCAGTAATGATCTTCCTGGCGTTAATCACTGCCGGTCTGATGGTGTATCGGATAGCGGGCTTTAGAGGAAATGTTCACAACGATAATATTCATATGTTTGCTTCAGATGTAACTGGAAGTCCAGATATTATTGAGCAAGAATACTCGCTGGGATATGTTCCTGATGGCTATGAATTAGTAAAGCATATTGGAAATATCGGTGACAATTTTCTAATGCGAGAATTCAGTAATAGCGACTCTGATTCTTACATAATTTTTTACCAATATACTAAAGCACATTTCAATTCTCATTTTGACAATGCAAAAAGGCAAATTGAACGCGTAACAATAAACGGCTGCGACGGTTTTTGGTGGACATCTCAAAATAAGGATTCTGTATTAAACAAAATTGTCTGGGTAAATGATGATTATATATTCTCCATTTCTGGCAACTTGAATAAAGAAGCAGTAGAAGAATTAGCTAATAGTACCAAACTTACAAAAAATTAAAATCTTATCATAACAAAAGACTGCCAAAAAAGATGTTATAATTGAAATCCAAAATAGAAAGGAGGGTCAAAAATGAAAAAAGAAGTTATTACGGCTTTTTTTGCAGCTTCAATATTAACCTTTTCTGCAATGAATTATACTTCATTTGCTGCCGAATCTTTATCATATGCACAAACGGTAAAGCCCCGATACTCAATTGAAGCAAACACATATACAGATTTAAGTATAAACGGCGGCAAAGCTTCGTGTTATTCATTTGTAGAAGCGGAAAAAGTTCAGAAAATAGTTGGAAAACAAACACTTCAAAAGCAGGGATTTTTGTGGACGTGGAGTACTGTAAGCGGTGCAACTTGGACTGATAAAGACAGTTCAAATCATTTGTCAATGTTGCATACTAAATCAGGGTTGTCAAGCGGAACTTATCGCATTGAAACAGTTTTCACGTTTACCGCAAACGATGGAAAGACTGAAACTATTACGGTTTACAGTGAAGAAGTGGCAATCTAATCAATTGCCATGAAAAGAACAGTATGTAATCAACACACTTTTAAGGAGGACATATTATGGACACCAATACTATAAAAAATGAACTTGAAGCCAAGGCTTATGCTAAAATAACTGTGTCGCCAAGTAATCTTTCATTTAAATCAACAGCATCTTCAAAAACAATAAAGGTGACCTGTTCTGACAGTTCATGGACGGTTGGCGGTGGCAACGATTGGTGCACTATTACCAAAGTGTCTAACACGTCTGCTAAAGTATCCGTTAAAGCAAATACAAGCGATTTTCGAAGCACTGGTGTAGTATGCGTCAATGGCTCTAATGTGGCTACCATATCTGTTACACAGGAAGTTTTGCTTGACCGAAGCAAATTAGTAACCGCTTATAAGCAGATAACCAATAGCAGTTGCGCAGCAACCTGTGCAGCAATGTGCGTTAACAAGTCCCCAGAGACATTGAAAAACGATGGCATAGATTTAGAATATGCAATGTGGTCTACAATTGCAACTAAATATGGATATAAGTCAACGGGGCCTGACAGCACGTCGCTAAAGTCAATATATAACACACTGAAATCAGGATATCCCGTAATAGTACAGGTCAATACTGGTTCAATGGAGCATTGGGTTGTGGTGACAAAGTATTCTGGCAACTCCACAACTTTGAGTGCTGATGATTTTACATGTATCGATCCGTGGGACGCCAAAACTAAGGTCCTTTCTTCGGCAACACGTTATTCTGCTCCTAACAAAGCTGTCGTCTTTAAGAAATCATAATTACTCGCTCTAGGAGGTTACTTGATATGAAAAGAAATATGATCATTATTGCAGTTCTACTTGGAAGCCTTGTTTTATGCTCTTGTACAAACAGCGCTCAAGTGAACAGCAACATCAGTTCTGGTTCATCTACAGATGAAAACTCATCAATAGCGGAATCCTATACAGTGACTGAAAATGGGATATATGATCGAGCAAAGCTGTCGGAGTTTGAATATACCCCCTTGGCGGAATTTGATACGGATTTCTTGAAAGAGAGCGGCTGCAATCAGATTGGCGATTGCTATAAGCGCGCTCAATCATTAGCATTATGGCTGAGTTATGGAATAAGTGATTTCCCGACTCCCAACGGTACTGGCGCATCGACTGAATCGGCAAGCATTGATGTATCAGAATCGGGAGGTGAACTCTACCGTTATTATTTTACCGGAATAAGTTATGACAGCTTTTATAAAGCACTGCTTGATGTATTTACCCAGGAAAAAGCAGATGAATTGATATCTGATGCAGCAAGCAGAATATACTCTTACGATGGTGCTCTGTGGATCGGAGCTGTCAGCGGCGGGGGTGATACATCAGTAGTGAAAACTGAATATCAAGTGACAGACAAAACTGATGATCGAATCGTTCTGAAACGTACAACTTGGCATGTCAATATTGGTGAAGAACCGATTTATGATTCAGCCAAAGATGATGAGTATGAAAAGGAATATGCCGATTACAGTTTTGTTAAAACAGAACAAGGCTGGCGCGCTGACAGTATGCCATTACGGTAATTTGAATTATCGTTTGGGGTAAATGAGCCATCAAGAAATGAAACTCTCTCAAAAGTTGACCTTATTGCAGGTGAGCTTTATGGGAGAGTTTCTTTTATTTGCATTATTTGTCGAATTATCGGTTGCCATTTGTTCCGTTCGGTATGTTCAACATCTGCTGAACGAATAAAGGCGATGATAGTTGAAACGGACGGCACCGGACTGATGAAAATTGCGGACTCCTATAAGAACAGTTCGGTTAAGCATAAGCTTGAGGTAACCGAACAGGCATTCAAAATAACGTTGCCGTTCAGACCTGAAGTAATGAACGGATTTAATAAGAAACAAGATGGTCGCAGCTGCGGCCATCTTGCATTTTATAGGGAATAGTGGTAAAATGAAAGGCGAGGAGACCAGCTATGAAAAGTCAATAGACAAAAGCGCCAAAAATTAAGCGACAAGTTTGGCAGGAATGAAAGGTGTATCAGAAGTCAAGAGCTTAAAAATAACTCTGGTGAGCTTATGAGCGACATGACCAAGAGCGCCGTAATGGTTAAGCCCCTGAGA